AGCTTTTTGCTACAATAGAAAAACCTCCAGCCTCAATAGCATAAAGTCTAACTCTATCAAAAGGATCTTTTGGATCAAGATAAACTGGCTCATTACCACATTTAATATCTATCTTATTCCAGAAGTCTTTGTTATTTGGAGTAAGTAATTTTACTTTATTCCAAAAATCTTTATCATCAATATCAATAACATTTGCTGCTAGTTCTCTTTCTAGTTCAGCAATTGCTGTTCTGATTTCTTTAATCTTAGCTGCTTTTTGTTCATCAGGTAACATTTTAATCTCAGGTGCAAATTCATTTAAACCTGTGATATATCTAATTACCCCATTAACTTCCAAACAAGCTAATTGTTCATGGTGTTTAACTCCATCAAACAATACTTGGTCATAAGTTTCAAGCCCCATGTTAGAAGCATTTTTATCAAAGAACGGTCTAATAGCAATAGCTGTTTTTCTTGCGGTGGCAGCTTTGTTAATTTCCACCATTGTAAATTCTGAATTTTCCATTTTTTTGTTGGTTTTAAATTTTAAAAAATAAGTAAAAAGAGGGAGCTTTTACACTCCCTCTTATACTTTGATCTATTATAGAGAGCCACCAGTAACTGGGTTTCTCATAACAATTTTCAAGACTTTAGTTGGATCTTTAACCCAAATAGCTGGCATTGTTTGAGACATCATTACACGGTAACCATTGAATTGTCCAGAAGACTGGAACCCTTGAGTTCTACCCATGTAGTCCATAGTACCATTTTGATACCACCACTTCAATTGGTTGTCCCAAGAAAGTTTCAATAAGAAGATATTATCATTAGTGTTATCAGTGATATCAAAGATAATGAATGAGTAAGAAGATAATGGGAAACCATCAATGATTGGGTTCTCAATATCATTTGTATGAACATTGTCAAATGCTGGGTTAAGAACAAACTTAACATTTGCCAAGAATGGAATTACATATGAAGTATAAGCAAATCCAAAGTTCAAGTCCATACCTTTACCAGTGATAGCACCAATATCAGCAGCCTGAATTAATAAACCTGATGCAATAGCTTCTTGTCTAATGGCCTCATTAACCATTCTCATTCCACCCATACCAGTTTGTACAACCAATGATCTTTTTGGATCTGGTCCTTGGAACTCAACCTTACCATTGAAGAAGTTATAGATTTCTCCACGGAATAAGTCAAGAGTAAAGTTATTTTTGTTGTATACTCTTTTGAACGCATTGTTCAACTGTTGCCAAAGTCCAGTAGAAAGTCTGATGTCATCTGGTCCATCTTGCTTAACTCTACCACCTTGTCCCCACATTAAGTAAGTCTCAATGTCACTTGCAATTTTAGTTAAGTGAGCAGCTTCCATTTGAGTTAAGAAAGTTCTAGAAAGATCTCCATTATCAAATGCTTTTTTAACTTTATCCTTACCTAAAACTTTTACCATATCTTCTAAAGATGTGATAGAAGGATCATTAGTAGCACCAAAGTTTCTCCAGATCTCAGTTACAGGAACTGTACCATCTGCATTCATACCACCTTTGATCATTAAATCTGCTCTTGAAGAAACTGAATAATGTACGTGAGCTTCAGCACCACCAACAAAGTTGTAGTACTCACGGAAACCAGTTCTTGTAGTGATGTCAGAGAATCTTTCACCATACTCACCTCTTGCAGAACCTTTTCTAAAGAATCTAGTTCCATTGTTTAAGTATGAGTTATCCAAGAATTTAGTGTTGTCATTGTTCACAAGTTGAACTGTGTAAACATAACCATCACCTAATGGAAGAATATCTTCATCTGTAATGTACATCTCAACCCCATTATATTTGTCATAAGTGATGATATCACCATGTCCAAACTCTCTGCGGCTTAATTTAATTCTAAAGGTTGTTCCATCAATACCTTTGAAAGTATTAAGTGGTTCAATATCCTCAAGAATGTATGGAAGATCTGTAGAGACAGGAGTCTGCCACTTATACTCTCCACGAGCATTATCTACCATAATTACATTTTTCCCACCAAAACTTGACATTTGGTAAAGAGGCATTTCTACCTTTTGAGACATTGCCCAAAGGTCAACTGGACCTAAATCCATAGGTTCAGCATCTTTTAGCATGTTTACCAAGTGGTAAGAATCCACATGGGAACTTGCATTGTAAGCGGTATCCCGAAGGAATATACCATTGTTTAAAATTGGAGTTGCCATTTTTTATATTTGTTTTATTTGTTACTTAATTAAAATCTTTTAAATAGATTATTTTTTGTTAATTTTTTAGGTTGTGAAGGAGCAGATGGTCTTCTTGGTTGTTCATCATATTGTGAATTTGTAGATGATGTTAACCTTCTAGACTGTTCAGTTTTTAATTGCTTAACTACTTTTTCAGTTGCTTGCTTGCTACCTTGTTCTTTAACTCTGTTTTTATATCCATTTGGATCTGCCAATAACCAAAGTGCTTCAGCAATTAGGTCATGTCTTGGCTCTACAAACTGGTACTTCTCTAATAAGTGTCCAAGTAAGTTTGTAGGTTTACCAGAAATAGATGGATAATTAGGTTGAACTAATCCGGAGAACAACAAGCTTTGTATTTTTTTATCTAATTTAATTCCTCCAATAGCTCCTGCAGATAATGTATTGTATACATTTTCCTGGTATGCTTTGGCTTGCTCAGCTTGTAATTGTTTTCTTTCTTCTTGTTCTTCAAGTTGTTGCTGTACAATTTCAGCTTGCATTGCATCAAGCTTAGGTTTAAATTGATTTGCTTTTTGCTCAAGTCTGTTTAAATCTTTCCAGTCTTGGATTTCTTCTTCAATCTCTTCAGGAGTACCAAATTGAGTAGCATGTAAATACTGTCTTGCAATTTCTGCTTGATCATATTCATCTGATGGATCAAGTTGTCTCATCTCTTCTACATGAGCAAGAGTTCTAAACAGTCCTTTAAGATCAGTACCACCATCAGCAACATATTTAGCTGCAACTTGAAGTTCTTCTGGCAATGCCTCAAAGAATTCTCTTGGTGTATCTCTTCTAACTTGTTCTTCTCTTTCTTGAAAATTTGCTTCAAATAGTTCACGGAAATCTTTTGTTGTGTATTCTTCTAATGGTTTATCATCTTCAAAAGGAATAAGTGTTCCTTCATCTATCATCTTAATAGCTAGATCATACAAACCTGATTTATCTACTTTTGGTCTTCCTTTATTACCTGCATCTTCTTCCTGTGTGATAAGTTCATTAAGCTCATTGATTGTACTTTCAATCTCTTCTGGCTTAACATCTTCCTCATCTTTTTTTTCAGAGTCAGTTTTTTTGTCAAAGAACGATGTATCTACACTTTCCTTAGAAAACATAGATTTTGGTTTCTCTTCTTCTGCTGGGAGCATTACACTTTCTGCCCCAGGCATTCCAAAGATTTCATCAATATTTACATCCACTTGTCCTACCGCTGTAGAATCTTCTACCTGATTATCAGGATTTTCAATGTTTTCACTCATCTTGTTGGTTTTATGTTATACTTTAATATACAGAATAAACTTCAAAAATTTAATCTTCTAGAAAAAAATACTGTAATATATAGCTAAGTTATTTTTCTTTCTTTGGATTGCCATCATATTTGTTTTTGTTTTCCTGTGCAATTTGTAGTTGTTTCTCTGCAATTTCCCTTTCTGTCTGAAGTCTTTCTCTTTCTATCTGGTTCTTCTGGTTCTCAATAGTCATTCTATTTACTTCTTTTTCTCTTTGAAGTCCAGTTTGTTCTTGATACTGTTCAGTCTCTCTAATATCTTTCATTGCATCTCTATAGTCAGACATTTGATTTTGATCAACATCTGCCGTAGCTCCATAACCTGCAGCTCTAATTTCAGCAACCAAGATATCTCTTTGTCTGTTTTTCTCATTTTCAGCAGCAACAGAATCAATCTTCATTTGCTCAATCTCTTGTTGTTTTTGAAGTTGTTCTTGTTGCATTTGCTGTTGCTGTTGCATTTCTTGTTGTTTCTGCTGTTGTTGTTTTTGTTCAGAATCCTTAAGAACAACATTAAGAGCAGCAATAGAGTCTGACTGAACAACTTTACCTAGATCAAAAATAGATGCGCCTGTAGTATTATTTTGAATTGCCATTTGCTTTAACTGCTCAAGAATAGCTCTATGATTTGCATTAGTACTAATAGCAATATTAAGATCTCTAAGTAAAAGATCAGTACCGTTAATTTCAAAGTTTACTTTCTCATCTGCAGAAGTAATATAAGTTAATCTAGCAGATGGTTTAGTAGAATGATAGTATTGAGCTAAGTCAGTTCTCATCTGATGCACCCTAGGCATTAGATAATCACAATGCTGAATAAAGAATATTTCTGTTTGAGCATAAGATGCTTGCATTGCCTGTTCTACTCCGGTAGCAGTTGATTGAGATAATTGTTGCCCCATTCTTTGAGGGTTAACTCCAATTACTTCATATGCTTGTTGTTTAAAGTAGTTAGCTAAATTTATCCTAGACATTAATCTATTTGTTTGTTCTAGATCTAGTTTTTGGAAGTGTTGGAAGTTTAATGCATTCTCTGTATTTGTGATAGATGTATCTAAAGGAAGAATCTGGAAATTCTTCATTGCTACATAAGCTTTAGCATAATTACCTTTACCCCAATCTTCACCTAATGAATGTCTTGGTAAAGAGTTTTGATCAAGCATGATTACTGTACCAAGCTCATCAATTAATATATCTGCAATCTGATTGTTTACAATGTTATATCCAATCTGGTATGGCTTCATTAAGTCAATAAGTGCAGTAGACTTAGTATTTCTATCTGAGAATACAGATCCTTCTACAGGAAGTTTACATCCATATAAATTAGAATCTCCTTTAAACTGAAACTTAAGTGGGCCAATGTGGTTTCTATTTACACCAATATAGATAGGTGAGAATCCACCTGGGTTATTCATACCCCAGAATGAAGGTACATTTGGTCCTATTTTTACTCCACCCCATACCTCATTAATCCAGATCCAATCTATATGCTCTCCAAAAAGTAAATTATCTTTTGTTTTATTTTTAAAGAGTCTAGTATCATATATTGGTTTATCTGTTATCTTATAGTCTTCTGTAACTATATCATTACTTACTTCACCTTCTTCTGTGATCTTTACAAGATGTCCAACTTTTCTTTGTGACTTCCAGTATGCTTGAGTTACTCTAAGTAAGTATGCCGTACCTTGATCATAGTAATCTTCACCCTGAGAAAGTATCTGAGTAACAACATCTGCTCCATCTAATACATTACCAGACATGAAAGATGTGTATTGTCTATATGCAAGAGATGGCATATTAGTATTCCATTCATGTGTTTTTGTACCATCATAGAATGAACCATCATTTTGTAGACCCCCAATATTATATCCAGCAGATCTAATTGGATATACAGACTCTAGAGCCTCATGTTGTTCTGTAGTAAGTAAGTGTCCAAATTTATCAATTACATCTGACACAGTGTACATATCTGTTTTACCTACCCAGTTTCCTTGTGAGGTATATCTAACATCTGGAGACTTGTGATAGAATGTTAAAAGTGGATTCCATAATTCTACATCATAGTCATCTTCCATCATGTGAAAATGCCAGAACTCTCTATCAGTAATAAGCATATCTCTAAATGCTCTTTCCTCAAGTTCATCCATTCTAAATCTTTCTACATCTACTTTATGCTGATGTTCTGCCCACTGCTCTACCATTGAACGGTAATCTTTTTTGAAAAACTGTTCAATCTCTGGTAAAGTTTTTAAATTTTCAGGCTGTAGTTGTTTTGTGGCTTCTTCTGAATTTGGATCTAAACCTTGTTCAAGCATAGCTGCTAACATTTTAGTTGCAGCATCTGCCATTAAAGTTTGCTCAACCATTCCTCTTTTTTGCTCAAGCATCTCATTGTAAGAGAAATCATCAATGGCTCTATAGGTAAGTCTAGTAGATCTTTTAGCAAATTCAGCTACTAGTACATTAACAACATTGGGTATAATAGGATAAAACTTTAGTTCAAGGGCTGATACATCTTCTTTGGTTAATACCTCTATAATATCTTTATACTCATTATCCTCTTCAAAAATATAGTCAGATCTATCAATTACCCCTTTTGCAAGTTTATAGTTTTTTAGTAACCGTCTAGCATTTCTTCTTATTTGTTTTAATCCTTGCCATTCTAACCAGTCTAAGTTCCAGGCAGCCCATTCTTCAGTTTTATCTTTTTTAGGTAAAAACTGTAATGGTTGGGTAATACTACCTAATCTATTCTGTTCTGTTTTAGCTCCTTTCTTAAGTTGTAATGCGTTATATACTTGCATAACCTATTATTTAATATTTTTAAATGCAGATCTTTTAAACCCTCCACTACTGTTCATCATTTTATTCCCCATATGTTTAAACGGACTCTTATTTAATTTAAACAAATTTTCTGACTTTTGCAAGTTTTTAGCAGCATCATCCATTATTGCTCTTCTTAAATAACCTCTGTTAGATTGTTGTATTTTCATGAACCCAACCAATGCTGCAAAAGAAACCAGTCTATCCACGTTTACACCTTCTGAGTATTCTCTCATCTCTTTGATTAACATTGGATCAGGAATTCTTTCTATACCATAAACTGTTTTTACTACAGTACCATCTGGTTTTACTTCTTGATCTAATTCTTCTTTAGTATATTCTATAGCATAGCTTAGTAAGTGTGCTTTAAATAATGTACCGGTATTTTTCCATCCATATTCTTGAAACACATTGTTGTTAGAACCTAAGTCTTTTAGAAACATAATCTGACTTTTTGGAACTAAATACCTTTGCTTTCTTCTTTGGATCATGTACTGTATAAACAATGAGATATTATTTTCTACTAGTGCCCAAGCATTATACCACTCTATTATAAGTTCTAATTGTTTATGTGTTTGATTAATATCATCATATCTACCACACCAAGCTGCTACTATTTTATCTTGTTCTATATATGTCTCTATCTCAGTACCTGTATGTCTTGCTACTTGTACTGGAGCTTTCATTATATATATGGAACATAGTGATTCTGAGGTAGTTGTCTTTCCTTCACCAACAGGGTCAATAGATGCATAATACTGTCCAAATTGTGGATCTGCAATAGGTCTTTCCCAAACAACTAGACATCCAGTTTTATCTTCTGTCTTCTTATTAACTGGGAATTCCATGATAGGCCTTTTGTTACTTTTTGTAACTATAGCTTTTCCTTCTGCATCTGCAGAAATATCTAAGAACTCATAAGCATATTCTTTTTCTTCTATTCTTCTTTCCTGTGCAGCAAGAAGATGTGGTGGGAATACAGATACTGTTCTATGGGCAAATGCCTCTCTAATATTTCTAGGATGCTGAGAGATTCTTAACTGATAATCTTCTGGGGCAAGTTCTTCCTTCCACTGTTTAAACTGTTTGTCCAATGCTTCTAATGCATCTTCTACAAGTGAATTACCATAATCATCTATGTGTGGAGGCATAGACCATTGCTCAGGAATAAACAAACCTGAGAGACCTGTTGTTCCTTTCTCATCTATTAGATCTGTTTCCACTGCATAGATATCTTTAGATGTAGGATTTAAGATCATGTCCTTAAGTGGAAGACATTGTGATAAATCACCCACAGATCCTGCAGCTATAAATACTCCTGTAGTAAGTAAACCAGATCTCATTGCTGGTCTCATGTACTCATATGTATGGTCCATCTTAGGTGCAATCCCAGCTTCTTCATGAAAGAAGTATTTAACTGGACCCCCTACACCATTTGTTGGATCTTTCTCAAATGACATGCCTTGCATTGTACCTTTAAGACCAACTTCATTTTTTCTATCTCCTTTTCTTACTTCAATCTTCTGTTGCCACATCATTACTTTATGTGGAGTCATTGGCCTATACCATGCAGTATGCTCATTTAAGAAAGCAGCATATTCATCTAAGAACTTCCAAGAACCTTTCTCATTTATATAATCTTTAAGACTTGCTCCTATTTTCAGAGTAACCCCAGCTTCAAACCAAATCTGGTTTAATAGCTTAGCCATGTGAAAATAAGAAGAAGCTATCTGTCTTTTTTTAAGAATAGCTACATGCTTATAGTTGAGCTCTGCCAATAGTTCATAGAGGGCCATGTGATATTGGGCATCCCTGATTTTAGCAAAGTCAAAGATTTGTTGTTCCTTATCAAATATTGGTAAGAAATTGAGCCACATATAGTAATCTCTTGTAAGATACCAAGTGTTTTCTCCTGACTTGTAAATAACTCCTCTTCTACATCTAAGCTTTTGTTCATCCCAGTAATTGATGAAGTCTTTGGACTTAAATGGAGAGTCGCAGTAATATCCATTTCCTCTAAAGGTTCTTGATTCAGAATTAAATAATAAGCTAGTTTCATCAAAATTATATTTACCAGGTTCTTTAAAAATGTCTCTTATAAATGTAGCAAAGTCTTCTCTTGAAGAAAAGTCTGTAACAGTCCAAGTTCCATTGTCATAGGTTGGTATGTTTTCAAATATCTCCATTACTGATCATATGCCATTCCAATACCACCTCTTACTCTACTAGATTGTTCTTCCTGTAGATCTTTATATGCACCTTTAAATGATGCTCTAATTGCCTCATAGTTCTTAGCAGCATTTACTAAAGCTGTAATATTACCATCCCGCCCGTGTGTGATAGGTGTAGTTTCCATATATCTACCTAATCTATCTAACATGGATGCAATACCTTTGTATGCTCTGGATGTAGGTGTTTCATACATTCTCTGGCAAAACTGTAATGCTATGTATATATCTTCATCTTCAGTAGAAAAATCTGCATCTATTTGTTCCAGAATTAAAGACTCCTTATCTAAATCCGGTGTATAGAAAAATGGATTAAGATCTGGATTAGGACATGTCATATAAAATAAGTACTGATATATCTTGATATAGTTATCAGGATAGTTATCCATAACCATCTTAAGTGCCTTCAAGGTATAGCAATGTTCTGTGGGAATTACTTTACCATTCTGTATGTCAAATAGTTTTACAATCATTTCTTTTTAATTTTATCTTTATTATCATGCAAGTAATGCATAATAGCTGTTACTTCATCTTTTAGATAAGGTATCTCCATTTGTACTACATCTTTAACAATAGGGTCACCATTGTCATCATAGCTTGTTAATGGATACCCATATCTATCTTCCCCCTCTGTCTCAAATAGTATATGATGAATAAATATTTTCCCAGGTTGCAATTTGGGATTATGCTTTAGAATCATATACATATAAATACTTAGCTGTAAACAGTAGTGATTAAAATTACAGTCATCTAAATTAGATACAGGAGAGAGTAACTTTTCAGAAACTCCCTCCCAATCTTTGTATGATTCAGTCTTGATCTCTTTATTAGTTTTGTAATCAATAATGTTTATTTTACCATTAACTACTTCTACGAGATCTGACTGACCACAGATGCCTACTGATTTAAGATAAACCATATGCTCTGGATACACGCCTGGCTCTAATTTTTGTGTAGGAGCTGTCTTAATTCCATTTGCTAAATCATTAGGTTTAAACACTGGAACTGTAACACCTTCTCTTTCTATTGAAGCTAAAGAACATAAGTCAGCTTCTCTTTGGTTATGATAGAATGTTCCAAGAGTAACTGCTCTTTCTGATTCTGCATTCCAAATAGATATAATATCTTTTGGTGAAAAGCCATACCATTTAGATCTCTTATTCTTACATACCTTCTTTGCAATTTTCTCTGCATCAAAAGGTTTTTTAAAATGAGATACTAGTGTAGTAACACTTATCCAATTAATCTCTGAGCCATCATTGCTTTTATAGCTATGATCTTTGGCATTAAATACTATACTCATAGTTTTTCTAATTGTTGTTCTTCTTCTTCTGTACTAATAGCTTGCCATTTACCAAGAGGACATTCTGAAGCTAATGATCTGGTTTTAAATGTAAGTGAACACCCACATTCATTGCAACAAGGTGCTGTTCCTTTTACTGCACATTTTCTACCTTTGCTTGGACAACTATCACAGATATCATATCTAAGTCTAGATATTTCTTCTACTGTTTCATCTCTAATAACACTATTAGTTATCCCCTCCACTATCTGTTTCCGGTTTTCCCAAATTAGTTTTAGTGTATTTTTCATCTTTAAAGTTTTTTCTTTTTAGTAATTCATTTTCTGCCTTATCATGAATTTTATTTAAAAGATCTAATTTCTCTTCTACATTCTTTTTATTATGATAAGCACCAAATGTAGAGACATCATGATTCTTTAAAACCTTTTCATAATGGGGAATTGCTTTTTTTACCTTTTGAATTTTAATTACAAAATGACCTAAACCATCTACATTTATTCTTAAATCAGTAAGATTGCTTAGTTTTTTTCTTAATGTTTTATAATAAAATTCAATTAAATCTTCTGCTAAACCTTCTTGTATTTCAAACTCCTTAGTTAGTTCTTTGTATAATTTATTTGCCTTCTTTGGAGTCATTACTTAAAAATTTAAAATCTAAAAGTATAATACCTTCTGTTTGAACTTTTAAATCAGGATTTAACATTATAAATTTTTTATTGTTAGGATCCTTGATAACAAGTTTATTTTTCTCAGCTTTATTTATACAATTTCTAACAGTTTGCGGAGATTTAAAAATCCAATCTTCTTCTGAAGAAGCATCAAGACAAAAATTACTTAGTTCTATTGGTTGATTGAAACTAAGTAAAGCAAGGCAATTTAAATCAGATTCACTTAATGATACTCTATTAATATAAGAATATGTAAGGATCTGGAATTTAACTACATCCCATTTAGGCATTTTAACCTTTTTCTGAACTTGATTAACAAGTGCCATTAACCTCTTTTAAGTTTTTTACCATTAGAAGGTGCTTGTTCTGTAGGCATTGTAGAATCATCTTCTTCTTGTGTAGGTTGAGCAGCAGCCATCATTGTTGCATATTGCATTTGCATTGAAACTCTTTTGTACCTAGCTTCTTCAACTTCTGTAAGCAGTTTCTCATATTTAGCTTGTGCTTCTAAATAAGGAACTGAGCTTTCATAAAATTGTTTCATTTCTTCTCTTCTAGCTTCTAACTGTTCTGGAGATAGTTGCTCATTCATTTGTTGGTTTTCCATAATATTTTTATTTAAAGTTTACACAAATATATATAAAATAAGTTTAAATAAAACAAGTTTAAAATAAAATCCAGGCATAGTATATACCTGGATCACCTTACTTAGAGAAGTTTAAGTAATATTATCTGTTCTTAATAGTAAGATTTAATATGGTCAGTAAGTAAAAGTTTCTAGATATATCCATTTCAAATGAAAGAATATCTAATGAAGACAATCTTACTCTAATCATTATCTTATCCCATTGTTTTGTGGATGATTTCCAAGAGTTTCTAAATTTCATATTATAGGTTTTTTAACATGTCTATTACTTTAGGATCTGGATACATGTCACTCTTATCTTTTCTTACAGAGTTGTGTGTATAGATTCCAGGAACCCCTTTAAATGCTTCTTTATCAATTGCCCAGATTTCTGATCTATAAGTCTTAGGAATATCATATGTTTCACATAAGTATTCTACAAGTTGTCTTAGAGATTCAATCTGTGCATCTGAATATTTGTACCAATATTTGGTACCTTTAAATGGTGTCTCAAGAGTTGTTATATTCTCTGGTTTAACTACACCATTTACATAGTTATAGTATTTGCCATTGCGGAGTTTTAATGGACCCCAGTTGCAAACTTCTATACCTACAGAAAGTTTATTTAAGTTCTGATACTTTGCACCATTCTTAGTAAAGTCTTCTGAATCAATACCTAAATGCCAAGCCCAATGTTTAGATGAGAAGCATTGTACAATGTCCCCATTCTCACCAATAACAAATGCAGTTGCTATTCTTGTATCATTACTATTCCAGTATCTTGATACAGCTACTGCATTGCCTCCACCTGCTGTATGATGCAGGTAGATTTGTGTCTTCTTAGACTCTTCAGCATAGAACTGATCTTTGTCTAATCTTGCTTGAACAATTTTATTAATATCCAGTTTCATTAGTTCTTGATGTCTTTGTAAGTGTCTGATGCGTCTTTTAAACCTTTTCTTAATTTCTTTACAGTATCACAAGTTTTTCTAAGTACATTGTTTCCGGTAATATCAAACCAGTTTTCATTAATAGAAGCTAATTCTATAATTGAGAATATACCTAGTAGGATATTAGTTAAAATAGCTGGTACAGAAATTACAAAAGAAAACCCTAAGAAGTCAAGTAAGCTATTTGCAAATGGAGTTAATGCATAATAGTCTAATGGAAATACTACACCTGCAGTGATATAATATCCTAGAGATTTGTATACATATCCTTGTCTAAGAATTCTAGATTGAAATATATCTCTGTATTTTCTTTTAGTTTGTTTAGCTATTTTTCTAAGAGATATTAGTTTAACTACAGTATCTACAAAGATTATAAACATTAAAACAAGAACCATAATTTCAATTGGTGCAAAGAAAGAAGAGACTGCCAAGATTCCTAAAGTTATATTTGTTTTCATATTGTAGGTATTTGAGCTTTAATCAGACGGTATATAATATATAATATAATAATTATTAACCATATACCACCCAACCATGCTAGGAAGTTGACCCAACCTGGGATGTATTTTATCTTTTGTGGCTTTTGAGTTTTTGTTACTAATCTAGTTTTATAAATAGTATTACCTCTTACAGTTCTGTAGATAGTATCTACGCGGGCAATTACTTTATATTTATTATCTCTAACTCTTGATTGTAACTTAATAATAGTTCCATCTTTCTCTGCTAGTCTAGAGGCATATACATTACCTAATGAATCACAGAATAATGTATCTTCTATATATACAGTTTCTCCCGGGATATTAATAGTAGTATCTCTAATTTGTGTTATAGTAACTATACTATCTTTCTGAGTACAAAGCGGGCAGTATTTTTCAAGTCTTCTTTCTAATGAACAAGAACTGATAAACATTAACAGTAAAGAAACTATAAATAAATTTTTCATTATGCGCCAAATGTTCTTATGTCATACTTAATTACAAATCTCAATGTGCCATTTCCAAGAGTAGGATTAACATCCCCCCATGTTCTTAATACAATAGGTTTATTTATCCATGTACCATTAAATTGATAGTTAACAGAATTAGCTGTATCAAGAGCACCCTCAAAATGTGTAAAGTGCATTGCTTTATTTCCAGCAGTTGTCATAAATCCTTTTTGCATAAACATGTTTCCTGTAGCACTTGGATTAATAAAGATATATGGATTGGCACCTGTACCAATAGTATAAGGTGTTCCATTATCTGTAAACTCCATGGCAACTGAATAAATAG